TTCACTCATGTGGTTCTCCTTGTTGGTTGTTAATAAACTATTTCTTAACTAATGATCCACCAAAATACAGACCAGTAATTGCCGCCACTAAATTAGTATCAAGTGGTGTGATTACAATACCAGGTGCTGCCATTGGTATCCATTTCATTAGCTCTTTACCCTCTGTAAAGAATAAAAATCCTGGCTTAAACTCTGAATAACCTACAATAATTTGCACATCTGGCCAGAACAGTGGTACAATTTTAGGTAGAACAATAATAGAAAACACAGCAGTTAATGCTATGATTCTTCTTGTCCATTGGAAGCCTACGTCTTTATGTTCACGTGCTTCTTTGAAGCTAGCAGTCTGAACTTCTGCTCGTTGTAGTAGCATCTTCTGTTCATCTTGTTTAGCTTTAATCTTTTGAGACCATATGCTCATGACCCCACCGAGAACAGTGGAGCCAAGCATGGTAATCATTTCAAAGGGAATGCCCATTAGTTGATAATGATTCCTATAATAACTACAATACCTACTGCAATTATAATTTTAGTTTTCTTTTCAAGACTCATAAACCAGTCTTTAATTAGTTTTACTTTTTCCATTTGTTTTCCTTTTCTTTTTAGCAACGCCAATAGTTTTGTTGTTTAACATCTTTGCTAATTCTGCAAAGCTTATTTGTTCTTTTTCTTTTGACATTGTTTATTGATTAGTCCCTGCTTAGTTAGATCTTTTTCCAAGATTCCTTTAAAGATTCTTCGGTTGGTTCTACTTTAACTGCATCGCCACCAATCTTAACTGATGGTGCATTAAGTTCTGGGTATGGGATATCAAACCCTTGCTTAATTTCTTTTGGTTCTTTGTCGTTCATAAAGTCTCCTATTATATCAAATAAAGGGGGCACATGCAAGGATTATTTCCATTGTACCCACTCAGATTTTGGCTTCTTTCTTAGTGCTTGCTCAGACATTACAGGTAATTGAAAAGTTATACCATATTTAGGGTGTGTAAACCATAAAGCTTGGCGTGGTTCTTCAAAAGAAAACCTGTTACTCATTGCATATTCATCATAACCTTTTAGTGATCCATTAACTATGATACCTTTTAAAGTTAAGTACTGATGCCAGTGACCCATGATAACATAATCAATAGGCTTCTTGTGTGTAGCATATTCAATCTTAACCTTAGAAACTCCTCGAGCAATCGGACCTAACATACCTACTACTCCACTGCCCCCCTTAACTCCAAGCCTATCACCATGAGTTAACAAGTAGCTAACATCATATACTTTGTAGTAAGCATCAAAGCCAAATGGTATTTGGAATTGTACTCTGTCATCCTTGGCATTGGTATAATGTTTCTCAAGCATTGTATATAACATCCAGTCAAAACTAGTTGCCGCTGCTTGCTTATGTCTATATTGTTTAAACATTCTGCCATGATTACCAAAGGCACATGGTACAAATACTTTACCAAACACATCAGCTAGTGAATCAATTGCCCATGTCAAATGGTCAAAGAGTTCTAGTACGTGCTCAATGTTAGTGCCATCATTTGTTTCTGCTAGCTCTTCATGGATATGACCAGAGATCATATCACCACCAAGGGCAACTACAATACCTGGATACTTAGGATTAACCATGTGGTTAGTACATAAGTCTATGGTAGATTCGATAGTAGATTTAAGTCTAGCCTTAGCTATGTTTCTATCAAAAGTATTTAGATGGTTTACCTCAGCTGAATTAACTACCTCACCCCAGTGAAAGTCAGATAAGAATAACGTAGGTACACCAGGCGCACCATGTGCGGGTGATGCTTTAGTTAACCACTTAGGTGGCTTAGCCTTACGATTGTGTAATTTAAATACTGTCTTTCTTATTTGTTCCGCTGTAATATTATCTAACGCTAGCTCTTTGACTTGAGTTCTTAACTCTTTTATTTGTCTATCGTATAACATCCTTTGTTCTACTAACGCCGCAGAGGTATCGGGGGCATTCACATTTGGTGCAATCCCTTCTCGTTCTGCTGTATCTAGTCTACCTATTAAGGTAGTACGTGGTATGTTTAATTCTTTAGCCGCCTCTGCTTTGTTGCCTTTAGCTAGCACTACTGCATTGACTGCTTCTTGTAATTTGTCCATCATATATGTTCTCCTATATTATTTTTTGACATTAGAATCATTTACGATTCTACCGAAACTATCTACAACAGCACCTTCGGGTGCACTCTTTAAAGTTCCGTCGTTGTGGTAGGCAGGTGCTACAATTCTGTATACCAATTCTTGTGGAGGATCAGATGGCATGTGTGTACCAGTCCATTCTCCAGTTCTTTCGTAGCGTCTTATCTCAGCTAGATCACTCTTCGCATCTAGGTAAGTTCTGTAATGTTCGGCATGGTCTTTATCTCTTTGACCTAATCTTCTTGATAGTCTGTATGCAATGGACATAGCTTCAGTCTTATCTTTCTTCCACTTGTCTAATGTCTTTTGATCCACTACTTCCGGTGGCTTGCTTGTCGATGGGTAATTCGGGTGGTACTTCATTCTATTCTCCTGTAAAAGCTAGGGGCAAACCAAAATTATTACATTTCAATTCGCCCCTTGTGCCCCCCTATTGCATATTATACACGAGGAGAGGCGTTAAGTCAAGGGTTAATTTGACGATATATCAACTATCTCACACACGCCAGAACTGCAGGCTAACTCCTGTGATCCCGTTGTATTGTCTTCTTCTTCGTAATTACTTAGCTCTGCCCAATCAACATGTTGTGGCATTAATTTAACAGCCGCTAGATATTCCTCTTCATTAATATCTTGGTAAGGTGCTTGTTGATATACATGCTCTGAATGTGGTAGGAAACTAATGCCAGATATCTCATCGAAATGTTTGTATACCCAAGCCCCTACATCTAACCACTCATGTTCTCGCACTGATACTGTGCAAGAAGGTTTATGTTCACACCAATATCTTTGATACATCAGCCATGTTTCTAATTGATTGATAGCTGTTAGATCATTCCTAGTTATGCAACCCTCGGGTGCTTTCATAGGGAATGAGAATACAACAACTGAATCTGGCTTAGTTATATCTGGCTCATGTGGCATGCCTTTCTCAATCATTAAAGTTGTTAAAGGATCTTTCTTATCGCCACGTACTGTACGTATATAGTATTGACTATGTCTGCTGTGAATACCAGAAGCACTATCAACTAACTGACTTACAGTACCAGATGGTTTAACACAAGTGATAGCTGTTGACTGTGGTATGCCTAGCTTCTTAGCAAACTCTTTGTTAGTATCTACTGCCTCTTTGCGTAAACGTGTTAGGAATTCTTTACTAGGATTACTAGTAAGTTTGTTGTCCATGATACCAGTTAAAGATACACCGAGTAATCTTTCTTCCTCAGTGTTCTGTCTCCATTGTTTACGTAAGTATTTAAAATCAGTAAAGGTAGATTGGAATGTACCTAGTATAGTTGCCGCTCTTACTTTAGCTAACAAATCTTTCTCACTATCTGTTGCTCGTATAACTACCTCAGTTAGATTACAAAACTGGTATGGTCGTAAGATAATTTCAGAGCAAGGGTTAGTACCAAAGTCCCATTCAACATCTCTTCTACCATTCTCAGATGCTTTATTTTTGGCGGCTTGCCTATTAAAAATGCCACGCTCACCAGACTTAGAATCATATAAGCTCTTCCATTCGTTTATAAATACGGACATGTCGGGCTTAGAAGTATAGGCCGCTGAGTTATTAGAGAGGGCACGTTGGCCTTCATCTATCCACCATTGACCGGTCTTTGCTCCACGCATTCTGTCATCTTGTAAATTGCTAAGTGATATCAAAGCGGATCTTCTTACTCCACCTACTACTACAACTTCACCAACCTTACATACAATGTCGTGACACTCTAATGAATTAAGTTGTCTGCCTGCTGCATTCTTAAATGCTTTAATTGTAAATTCAAATAAGTTTATCAAAGGTTGTGGCCCACTTGCTCGCCCCCCAAATGTCTTTAGCCTAGCACCAGCAGGACGTACACGAGACACATCTATCTTCGGTACTTGTCCAGAATAAAGCATGGCAACTAATTCTCTAAACGATTTAGCCCAGCCAGCTTTACTATCTTGTACTACAATGATGGTGTCAGTATCTTCAAACTCTTCTGCAATACTAGGTAGCTTTTCTATGTTGTTGCGTTCCACCGAGAAGCCTACACCTGTGCCACACAAAAGGATATACATTACTTCATCAAAAGATCTAACGTGATCTATTGGTATGTAACTACAATTGTATCCAGCAGTGTGGTCTCTATCTAGTGCAGGCCCAGCAGTCATCAATGCTCTCATTGATGGCATAACTTGTAATGATAATATGGAGTTGGTTAGTTCGGATTTTATTTTAGGATTTAATTTATATTTAAAATTGGTGTCTAGATTTTCAGATACAAAGTCTACGTATCTAGTTACAGTTTCGGGCCAAGCCTCTCTACGTTTTTCAGCATCAATAAATCGAGCGTACCTAGAGGTATGGATAAATTGTTGGTATTCAGTAGGCAGATAATTGTTAGTCATTAGATTTCCTCTAGTTAGTTTTGTTGATGTGATGAAAGAACATTATAACATATTGGTGTGCATCTGTCCACAACATTATACAAATGTTCTCAAATATAATGTAGATAAGTCTTGTTTATACATGTCAGCTAAGTCATCTATAATAACCCCTTTAGTTTTTGGGTTTAAAAATTTACATACCTGTACCATAATAATATTAGTATCAGGATACAGCCGTTCTACTATAGGTCTATATAAATAGCGAAGCTGTACCTCAGCTACTCGTCTAGACTTTAGTTTGCATTCTAGTATCAAGAGATCTTTAACATCTCCATGTGGTAGAATTAGTATGTCAGATTGGCAGTAACCTATGCCTCTTCTATCTTGGTATTGATACCACTGCCCATGTAATACATTCTCTTCTCCGTAGATTGCTTTCATGTAAGCGGCTACTCTATTCTCATATAAAACTCCAGCTCTCTTCACGCCTGTTAACCTTGGAGAGGGTATGAACACAGGACGTTCATCGAGAGCTTTCGCCCATTGCAACTTGCTGATTACTAAACGTCTTTTCGACATGGAAAAACCACATTCCCTTCGACCTTAATATAACCAGAGTCTTCCATCGCCCGGATAGTTTGTTCTAACTCACCAGGATTTGGAACCTTACGTAGCAATTCTCTTTTAAATAACTTCATAAGCATGTGACTTCTGCCGTTATTAAATAGTGTACCATTCAACCATGTTACCATGTCATGTGCAATGCGACCTGTTCTACCCATACCAAAACCTTCTAAGGCTTTAGGCATTTGTTTCTCTGCCGCAAACATTAATTCTTTTGTGAACTCCCAATCTTCTAACATAATCTTACGTGTACTTCTACGTGAAGCAGACACAGCGATAGCAATCTTAATGAAGTGTGATACTCTACGTTGTACATATTCCGATAGGTGATTGTCAGTAGGCTCTGGCGGTATGCCTGCCTTGATATCTTCGTCAACAATTTTAAATGCATCCTTATCAAAAGTCATAGGCCCATACATCTTGGCTATGTCAGCTAGATCATCACGTAAATTATCCACAGTATTATCACTAACTCTTTCTTGTATTAGTGACTGTGGTATACGATCACCATCATAATAGATAGGCAGTATACGAGATAACAATCCTTGCGATCGTGCATCTTCTGGTAAATTATCTACGAACTGTTCTGGTGTAGCACAGGCTAGCCAATTAAGGCATGGCCCTTTGATTAAATATTCACCAGATGTTTTAGTCTTGTGACTGTACTCAGCTTTAGAGTCCCACATATCTGTCATAAACATTTGTAAATATCTTTCGTGCCTGCCCATAAAGGTACCAAACTCTGACGTTATTAAAGTAACTGATGAGTCATAGAACTCTTCCATGATAGGAGAAGATAGACGTAGATCTAGTCTAGTAATCCTAGTCATGTCTACCGCTAATTTCTCTGGTGTAATTCTATCTTGTACTGAATACAAAGGATAGTTACGTAAGCCATACTGATCTAGTCCAGAGTTAAAGTTCTGATCATCTTCAGTAGTACCTACTGGTGTAGTTAACTTACTAAATACTTTTGTGAATGGTAAGATTAAACTAACTGATTTGTTACGCCCTGGAGGGGCAATTAATACTACAAATAAATTAGCACGGATGTCATAGTTAGCCATTGGGTACCATACCCGTCTGCCTAACGCACCTGCTACTGCACTAAGAGCACTCCATTGTGCGAATGGTTTGGGTATCGGACTACCCTTGATAGCATCTGCTGATGCCTGTACAAAGTCTGCATAGTTTCTACTCATGTGGTTTCCATTTCTTCATGTTCTTCCAATCGAGACCTGTCTCACAATCAGAAGGGATTATCATTTGTCTGCCTTTAATTTCTAAAGGATTTTCCATACGTGCTAGTATCTTAGGAATTATCTCAGCCTCTTTGCCAATAGGAAACTGTCCTAAGATTGCATCATGTACTTGTCCTAGTATCTGTAAGCCATCGTCCTTCATCTCATCCCACACTCGATACAAACCCATGTTAAGTAAGTCACCAATAGTAGACTGAGGTACGTAAGCAATAGCTTTCCGCAAGGTAGTCGCTTCATCTAGTCTGCCCCAGAATTGTCTGCGTCTACCCAGTGGAGTTGTAAGCGTGCCTTCTAATTGCAACTGCTTTGCAGTCTCATCATGCCACTTACGTATGCCTGGAAATGCTCCTTGTATTCGGACTAAGGAAGATGGTCCAGTCCCTATAATCGTGCCCCCATCAATTAGTTCATGGAATCCACCTTCCTTATCTTGTTTATGCCATCTCTCCAGTGATGACAATGCAATCACTCCACCGTAGTAAAGTAATTGAAACCTCGTTGCGTGTGATAGCTTGATCTTTAGATGCCGACCTAAAGATGTAGCTGACAGTCCATAGTTAGTACCATGTCCTGCACGTTTACACATATCTCGGTAACTGAAGTGTCCTATGTAAGGACGATCAGCTAGCTCTCGATTCTGTGCAAGGTCAGAAGACCAACCCATATTAGGCCATACCATTTTAACTACTTGGGTATGTAAGTCCTCGCCTTCACACGCATTTATGTATCCCTGATCTCCAGCAATGTAAGCTGTTACTCTAGACTCTGCTTGTTCCAAGTCAGCGTAGAAGAGAACATTACCTTCATCGGGTACAAATATTTCCCGCATATCTTTTGTGATATTCTGTAGGTTAGTACCTGTGCCCCAAGGGCTTTCAGAACTTGACCATCTGCCAGTCTCAGTACCTGCTACCTTGAATGAAGTACGTAGTCTACCATCAGAATCTCTCTCACAATTGAGTATGTTTAATTGTTTATCTATATCTCGCAAAGTTATAATAGAATTGCAGAATGGCCGTGCTCGTGGATACTCTCTGCGTAAATGTTCTAGTGCTTCTTTGTCAGTCGATACCTTTTGTTTACCTTTAGTATATGCAATCACTGGTGGTAAGTTCAGCCATTCATATAAGAAACTCTTTAACTGTAGTGGACTGTTATGATTAAGATCTTTATCCCATACAGCATTAGCAAATAGATTTAACATGCGTTCAACCTTGACTCTGTTCTTGATAAGGGGGGCACGGAGTAATCCTGCCTTCATCTCATCAACCTTTAGTCCACGCAACATCATACTAAGTGCTGGCTTGAGACTATCCAATTCAAACTTGTAGGTATGTTTAGTAGTCTCGTCTAATTCTTTTGATAGCTTTGACCATATCTCACTGGTGAGTGAGCAGTCTAGTCCGCAATATACCCAAAGAGTTTGTTCCTTACTTAACTCTTGAGCCGCTATCTCCGTGTTCTTTATTACTTTCATCATCCCTCTCCTGTGTGATTTCGATAAGTTTGTTAATAAACCATTTAGCTTTTTCTAAATCTTGTATTGGTTTTTCTTTGTGCTCATATCTCCATAGATATTTCATAGCACTACCTTGTAAATAATATTTAAACCCTTCACCTTGACAGGCTTTGATGGCATCAATACAACCTATGCCCCCTTTATTATAATGAGCTGGGTAGTTTACTGGATCTTCTTTCTCTAAGTCTTGTACTTTTTTAAAGAACTCAGTCATTTGTTTTACGCTTGTCATTTGATACCCCCATTATATAAAAAAATTCTTCCTTAGATTTCTTGGTATCTAACATAGCAAAGTCGCATATCAAATCAAAGTCCTCATCATTATTAAACAACCAATCGATTGCATCTTCTCTAAACTTTATGTACTCTTTATCTCTACCAGTGTAGGCTATGTCTTGCATAGCTTGATCCAATACTGAACGCCATAGTACTATCTCATTCTCGATAGGGATATACTCTTCCTCTATCGGCTTGGCCGCAAAGTATTGGGGACGTTTCATAAAGTTTTATTCCTCTTTGGTACTCTTAGAAAAACTTGTAAGGTTCTTCCATGCCCCCTCATTAGTATAGATAGAACCTAAGAAACCTAATCCCTTTTCCATCTCTGGTTGGATAGCATGTTGTGCATGCATGGTGTCGTGTATAGTTCCTGCTACTTCTATTCCGTACTTATGGTTAAGCCAAGACACATCATACGTTTGATTCTGTGCTACCTTGACTATTGTTTTATCTTCTAGTAATTCTTTTATCGCTGACCATACAGCCAGTTCAGTAGTGTAGTTGTAAAATGTTTGAGACTTTTGAGTGGTGTCTCTAAAAGGTACGACCATTGAACGCTCTGGTGATGGTGCGAATCCGATGCAAGTGATCTCTCCACTCGCTGTCTCGATGTCGAATGACAACGGATTGTCTTCACTGTTTTCTTCTTTACACTCTTTAAAGAACTGTAATACTTCTGGGTAAGTGGGTTCAATGTATATCTCTCTCTCTGTATTTATAATATCTTTAGTAGTAGATTCTTGTGCTGCTTTCTTTAGATCACTAACTACTGTAGGTCTAAAGGAATAGTTCTTGAGAACTGCGAACGGACTATAGGTTGGCATAACTTTGAATGGTCTATTCAATCTGCCTGTGTTGGTATAGGTAAGTGCCCCTCGATATGAGCCGACCTTATCTATGTTAGTTACTGACCAGAAAGATAGAGCACCCATAGTAATTATAATGTTAGGGTTGAAGTCATTGATCTCTTTATATAATCTCTCAAGGTCTTGTTCGTAGTCTTGTTTTAGAAATCCGTATTGGGAAGGAGAATAGTTTGACTTCCATTCCCCTTCTTTCTTAAGAGCTTTGTACTCGTTCCGCTTGTGAAAGAAGAACTGAGCATTCTCTTGTGCTGGTTTTAATTGGAATGCATGAGTGATCATAACAGTCTGTGCATCTATACCTGCGAGTGTGCACATGGGATTCAATACTTGTTGTATGCCTCCTGTATTTATTTTGTTAAGTCTAGATTCGGTAGTCGTAGGATATTCTAAAACTATGCAAATAGAATTCCCAGAATCTGGAACCTGCGACTCAACCCGCTTATGTACTGCGTAATCACTCATGCTATCACAACCTATCTATTAATAATCTTTTTAATAGATGCTTGTAATATGTCCTTGTTCTTACCAACCATCTCGTGCTTTACAACACCCGAGAAAGACTGACCAATTGCTTGCTCAAGCAACTCACCAAAAGATTGATCCTCTGCCATATCTAAAGCGTCAGTTAAGAAACTCTTCAAAGACATAGCTGGATTCTTTTGCTTCATCGCATTAGGCGTAGCCCAATACTCCAGTCTAGTTGGTTCTGCGTTTGCTATATCAGCCTCATCCAAATCTGATTGGATAACTCCTGTAGCTTTCACATTTATCTTCACTAACGGAGTTTGGTTCTCACCTACTCTGTCTGAACGATAGCTAGTAATTACAAAATCGTAACTACCCTCTGGTAAAGTAACCGTTTGTGGTACTTCATTTGGTGACATATTTAAAAAGTCACTCACGTCTGATCCTGTCATGGTATATACCTCCTATTTTGACATTGGTTTTGACAACTTCTTCTTCGCATTCCCTTGAATTGCATCAAACAATTTCGCAAGATCAAGCTCTGTGTTAGGTTCTAATATGTCTAACGCAGGAACTTTGAGATCCATTCGATGATCTGATACAGTTCGAAGCGAACGTTCTGTGCCTTTGCTTGAACTCTTAGTGTCCACTCTACAAACACAGTTAAAGTATCGGCCCAATTTTGTAGATAGCTTTGAGCCCACACTAGTTGGATATGATTTACTCACACCCAAATCCCCTTCCATGTACTGCATGTGTGTTGTCACCACCACATTACACGGAACTTCTGAACCAGTTATATATTGTATGAGGTGTTGCACATCACGTGCCGCTGTTCCCCACTCTGGTTGAGATGGTTGTTCTGTTGGTTTCTTATTATTAAATACTAACGCACTACGTAATGCTGACTCACCCATAAGAGTAAGACTATCAATCACGAGTACATCATCTTTAGTCCAAGTCTTTACTGAACCAAAGTCTTCGTCTCCATCTTTCCAATTAGCAATTAAGTTTGCCCCCTTACGGAAAGCTTCTGCCTTGCCTATTGAATCTTTAAGAGTTACGTATGATACACGATTGACTCCCTCTGGAGTTAGTAGGTCTGTCAATATAGATAGACCATCATCGTAATCAAGTATACGAAGATTCTTTCCAGCGTTAGCTAATGATGCTAGTGCTGCAGTTTTACCAGATCCGCTGTCGCCTACCAGTAATAGTTTAGTTACATCTGCTGATGTGTGTTCTTTAATACTTGCCATGTTGTTCTCCTGTGTTTGCATTATACTAAATTAATTTGAATCCGTCAATACTTTTTTTATGTTAATGCTAAATAAATAATACCTAGCATTATTGTCATACTGACTGCCACAAAAAGTTTCATTTCGTTGTGCATAGTTCTACCTTTCTTGTTGCCATGAACCGTCTGTGTTGTAACCACTTGGTAGTTCATTAGTCTTTTTAAATTTGTTTATTGTTTTACTTATATGATAACCTTCTTCGTTCTTCATAGCCATAAAATTATTTAGATGTTCATTGCTTGGATCTAATTTAAATAGTTCTATTGATAGATAGTCTATGATCTTATGATCCATTGGTGTCTTTAAGTACTT